GTGGAAAACGCCTCCCGGGAAAAAACGGGCCGCGTCTTTCGCGTCACCATACGCGAGACGGACGTCGACGACCGACATTAGCCCTCGTGACGTTGCAGGATCGGCAGGCGGCGCGGAGGTTCCCGGCGTCGTATGGTGCTCCGCCGAGTGTGATCGGGTGGATATGGTCTACGCACGTCGCGATACCGGTACAAGTAGGGCCGGCGATTCTGCACCGATACCCGTCGCGCTGAAGTATGACGCGTCGAAGTTTCTTCCACGCACTCGACAGATAGACGGGGTTCGTTTTCTTCTTCACGAGGTAAAGAGTACGACGACGAGGATCGCGATCGCTAGTAGTCCGAGCTTCGTCACGGCTTACCGCTCGTCGCTTTCCAATGGGCGAGGCCGCCGCGATCGTAGAGATATTTCGCCACCTTGAGGTTGCAGTCGATCTCGTAGAGTCCGTCGAGGTCGGTTCCGCAGACGTCGCGCACGATAGGAGCGTGGCTCGAGTTCACTTGCAGGATTCCTCGGTCTACGGTTCCGTTCTTGTTAAGAGTCCACACGAGGCGACCTTGCGCGTCCCACTTGCCATTTACTGCGAATCGGTCACATCGGCTTTCTCGGTATGCGATAGCGGAGAGCTCGATCGGTAGACCATAGGCGGCGAGTTCCGGTTCGAGGTTCGGGCAACGTCCGACGACCGGAGGAAGTGTCGTCGTCGTGGTGCTCGTCGTGGTCGTGGGTTCGATCAGGTAGGGCGCGGCGTCGAGTGTGGTCGTCGGTGCGACGTAGACGGGTTGCTCGGTGCAGGCCATTAGAAAGGGCACTCCGAGAATGAGGAGAAGAGAGGTCGCCATATGATCGCGTCCGATCCGGTGTCGGTCTTTCGGGTTCGTCCCGTTCCGGTGACGTAGCCGAGCTCGACGAGTTCCTGCCGGCGTTTCGCTGCGCTCGATCGGAGTAGTCCGGTCGCGAGGGATAGTTCGTAATCTGTAGCTTCGCCTAGCTGCTGTAGTGCGTCCCATATAATCGCTCTCTGATTAGGGCCACGCCTACTAGCCGCTCGAGCGGCGAGGCGCGACGTTTCGGGGTCGGTGCTTCTAACGAGTTTAGTCTCCGGGGTCGGGTCTCCGAGTGGATCGAAGAGGTTCGGGTAGGTCATCGTTAGCCCTCTTTCCTGAATGTTCGTACCTCTTCGCAGTATGGGCAGGTCGTGGGCGCGTATTGGGCTTTCCACGAGATACGAGTTCCGCAGTTTTCGCACCGCCACGCGGTACGCCGGAAGACGTTCCCTACTTGCTCCGGGTCGTAGTTGTTTTCGTTCGTCATCGTGGGCGCGGCTTTATGCAGGGCTTCCCAATGTCGAGGTGCATTAGGAGTGTTCGTCCGCCGGCTCCCTCGTACGGCTTTAACGGTGATCCGCAGCGTGGGCATACGGTCGGAAGTTTCTTTTTCATTTGTTCGCGCTTTCGTAGTGTTCGAGGACGAGTCGCCCGACGTATTCCGCGACCTGTGGTACTACTGCGTTTCCCAGTCCTTTAAGTCTGTCCACCCGAGAGGGAATCCCATTAGCCACTCGACCCACGTCGGGTTCAGTTTCCCACCATTCGACGAACTCTCGTTCACCGCCGCAACAAGTCCACGAAAGCGGTTTGGTTTCGGGTTCACGTTTTTGGCGTCGTCTACTGTCGGTGTCGGCCATATCTGTACCGCGTCGGCTAATCCCAAACTGTGCGAGGTTTTGCCGTTCTTCGATTTGCGCCGTCCCGTTGTGGTCAACTCCATATTCGGGTGTTCCACCTCTTGCGTCGTCGGCGTCGGCCACATAGCCGGAATCTTTCCCTGCGCTCCCCACACGGATTTTCCAAGAATCGCTTCCGCTTCCTCCTCGGTCATTTCCCCTGCTTCGATCTTTTTCCGATAGAGGCGGACGTTCCCCTCCATAGGGCGCGTTACTGCTGTTGGAGTAGGCCACGATAAAGATTCGGTCGCGTCTATGGGGCGCACCCAGTCCGGCTGCTGATATAACTCGCCATTCCGCGTCATACCCGACCGAGGCAAGGTCTCCAATGACGGTACTTCCTCCCATAGAGAGATGTCCCCGTACATTTTCCAAGATCGCGTAACGGGGTCGTAGTGCGCTAATGGCAAGTCGTACCCACGGCCAAAGGTGGCGCGGGTCTTCTTCGCCGCGCCTTTTTCCTGCGGTGCTGAACGGTTGGCAGGGGTAGCCTCCGCAGATGACTTCGACGGGTTCGACTTTTTGCCAGTCGATTTTTTTGATGTCGCCATAGTTAGGAACCTCCGGCCAATGTTTCGCTAATACTTTCGACGCGTAGGGGTCGATTTCTGACTGCCATAAAACGCGCATACCTGCTCGCTCGAGTCCGAGGTCAAGTCCTCCGATCCCAGAGAAGAGGGAGCCGACGGTTAGCGTCACTTGTGGCCCGTCCGTTCTTCCCACGTCTGACGAAGCTCGTCGGCGACGTCGAGCTCTCGAGTGTCTTTCTCGAAGCTGCGAATAAGCGTCGTGAGGGAGACGAGGAATAGTCCCGAGAATGCGAAGAAGTAGACGACGTCGAGTACGCGGCCCATTAGACGCGCTTTCCGAAGAATGGGCGAGACCACGAATACTCGGGGAAGTCTGCCGGGCGTGTCGCGACGTGAATCTCGTCGTCGTAGATCGAGATTAGGAGGTCGATCGAGAGGCCCTGCATATCCGGGGAGTCGTCGATCCGAACCTTATAGAGACGAATCTCGGGCGGTTCGCCGGGTTGCCGTTCGGCGATCTTGTCGACGATCTCGCGGAACGAGTTCTCGAAGTTTTCGGAAGTCATTAGCGGCCTGCTTTCTCTTTTAGTTCTGCTTTTCGTGATCCGTAGAGGGCTCGGAGTCCTGCGCGGTGCATTTCGAGAAGCTGCTTCTCGTTGCCGATTCGGGTTCCGATCTCTTGGAGTTGATCGACGGACGTCGCGCCGCTTAGTTCGTCGTGGAACTCTTGGTATCTCTGCGCGGCGATCGTGGAATCGACGTCGCTCGCGACCTGACGGATCGGGGTTACGGGAGCGTTCTCTCGTGCTCTCTGCTTCGCCCGGGTGATCTCTTCGACGCTTGCGATCTGCGATCCGTGGTATTTATACAGAGCCAATGCGCGGCCCACGCTGCTCGTTTCGCAGACCTCGAGCGCCGAGGTCTTATTTATCGAGTTCGCTCCGATGACTTCGTGCGCGGTTCCGGTGGAGACCGGGAACGGGTCGGCGGCGTCTCGATATATCTCTGCTCGGAATACCCAGTATCCGGATTCGCCGGCGACGAGTGTCGTCGATATTCGTCCGTTCGGGTGATCGCGCCAGAACTGCGCGAGTCTTTCGGCGACGGTTTGATAGTTCTCTAAAGCCATTAGAGGCCCCTTTCTCTCGACGTCGACGACCTTAGTCGGTATGTCTTGCGAAGTGGTGGATTCCTGCTACGGTCGGTCGTGTCGAGTAGAGGACGATACGGGAGCGGCGACGCGTCGTATCTGATAGAGATCGCCGTTAGGCCGGGTCGTCCACGTGATAGGGCGCGAGCCGTGAGAGTCGGAGACGTACGAACCGGCGGACGTTAGAGAGCCGTTAGAGGGCGTCGCAGCCGAAAGCCGGTCTAAGTGTGGTCGGCTAGTGGGATTCGAGCGTATGTCGAACGGGTGGAGCCCGGGAGAACTGCGCTCTTTACGGGGTGGCTCGAAGTTGTTCGCGTGTTGTTTTTCTGTTCGGGCGAGACTCGGGTCGTGTTCGAGTCGTCGATCGGTGTTCTCCGAGGGCAAGGCGCGAACGCGCCGCGGCAGCCCAACCGAGCGGAGCGAGGGCGGGAGGCTCTAAGAGTTAGGTTTCGCGGACTCGACGATCGTCTTCTGAAGCTCGAAGTCGAGAACCGCTAGAGGTATTTTGTCGCCGGCTACCCACCGGATATGCCACGCTTCGGACTGTAACTCGTGAGAGAAGCCGTAGAGGTGCTCGTTCGCGATTAGCCAGTCGAGCGCGACCGCGACGGTCTCGGCGTGAAGATCGACCGCGAGCCCGAGGTTATGGTTCGAGGAGCCCGGCGCGGCAAGGTCGGCGAGGTTCGCGGCTTTTTTGTACCACGTTTTCCCCTCGAATGTTCGGGTTCCGAAGCTCGTCGCCGGCGAGAGTTGGTATCTCTGCTGAAAGCCGGCGAGCTGTACGTCGTAAGACCGATACAAGGCCGACGGGTCGGACGGCTTAAACGGTTTAAGTCCTTGTGCGAGAGCTGCGGCGCGAAGCGCGGCCCAACCTCGAGCGGCGTTCCGGTGAAGTTTTCCGAACGGTTTCACGTCGACGAGAAGACCGGGATCGAGTCGTCCGGGTTTCGCGTCCTTGAGATCGGCAGGAAGAACGAGCTTCGCGATCGGGAGAACGCGCTTAGAACTCGCCACTCGTGGAGTCTTTCTTCGAGCGTGTCTGCACGTTAAACGCGGCGTTTATTTCTTCTCGGGTAAGTTTCCCGTCGTCGTAGTACGAGGTCGCGAGTTTCTGTATGACTTGGAACGCTGCGGCAAGACCGGAAAGCGCAGCACTCTTCCATAGCTCGAGTTCGGGTGCAAGTACGGACGCCCCTCCGACGATCGCGAGAGCGGACGAGAGGAAGAGGGCGACGATTCTTCCGAGAATGTCTTTCGCCATTTTCACGAGTCGGACTCCTTAGAGACTGCTACGAGTGCTAGATAGGCCACTAGCGAGCCGACGGATATTACTAATCCTAGACGACGGGTATCACCGGAGAGCGTGATAAGGGTTATCCCTAAGCCGCCGAGAGTCCATATCAGGCCCTTAGTTTCGTTTAGCCATTTCTGCACGTTTCACCGTCTGATCCTGACGGACGCGGCAGTCGCTAAGGCTAGTCCGGAGACCGCGGTTAGTGTGCGACGTGTCGAGACGGGGACAGTCGAGCCGATCGGGACGTAGCGGTCGAAGAGTCCGGAGTAGACGTCGATCGCGTCCTCGAACTCGGCGCGTATCTCTTCGGGTGCGTCTTGGAGTGCGTCGATGAGACGGTCGGCGAGCTGCTGCGTGAGGTCTTCGACGTGAAGCTCCTCGAAGACTTCGGCGGCCTGCTCCGGGGTAAGGTTCGCGACGGTTTCCGGGTTCGCAAGCGCGGTCACGAGTTCGGCGGCGGTGGCGTCTGTCGGGTCGTCGAGCGGAGCCTCGTCGGTGGGCTCGCTAGGAGGCTCTAAGAGCGTTTCGGGTGCGATGAGGGTAGGGGTCGTGGTTTCGGGCGCGTTAGAGGTGCTCGGAGAGGGCTCTACGAGGCTCGTAGACGGTGTCGGGAGGCTCGTTTCGGGGATCGTGGTCTCGAAGAGGGTCGTCGGTGGCTCGGTCGTGGTCGTCGTGGAGGGTTCGGTCGTCGTGCTCGACGTGGTGGTCGCCGGTGGCGTGTAGATCGGAGCCGGCGGCGGAGCTTGCGTCGTAGTGGTGGTGCTCGAGGTGGTGGTCGAGCTGCTCGACGTCTCGGGAATGGTCGTCTCCGGAAGAGTGGTCTCGGGAATCGTCGTATCGGGAACCGTGGTATCCGGGGTCGGTTCCTGCGTGTAAGCCTCGTCCGGCACGATCTCCCACGGGCCGCCGTTAATACGCCACGCGAGCATTAGGCAGGTCGAGCCGCCGTTCTCGTAGAAGATCACCTCGAGCGGTATCTCTCCGGGTTCGAGATCGAGTTCACCGGAAAGGGTCGCGCTGCAACCTTGATCCCACCACGCGCCGAACGTGTGGCCTCCGATCGTGGCCTCTCCGCCGTCGTCGGAAGCGAGGAAGAACTCGATCGTCTCGTGCTCGGGGATAGTGATCGTGCCGGCGAGGTGCGCGGCGAAGAGATCGGTCGGGCAACCGTCGACGGGCTCTCCGTCGTAGGAGCGGTTTATATTGTTCTCGACCTCTGTCGCGCACACCGGATAGGTGTCGAGGTTTCGGTTCGGTGGCGTTTCGTCGATCGTGTAGTAGGTCGCTTCGAGTCCGGGTAGCGGTTCTGCTCGAGCTGTAAGACCTGCGATCGAGACGTAGATCGCGGTCGGTGCGACGAGTATTAGCCGTCTAACCGAAGAGCGCGGCGATCTCGTTCTCATTAAGACCGAGTTTCGCAAGCGCGGCAGCCTTGATCGCGGCGCGTTCGGCCTGTGCTTCTGCGTCTTGTCGAGCTTGTTCTGCCGCTTCCGCCTGCCAAGTTTCATACGCGGCGATCTCCGCCGGGGTCATATCGCGATCTTCGCCGTTGTCGTTTATTCGTAGAGTCACGTCGCCGCCTTAGAGTATGCGTAGATCGCATAGGTTCCAGTCATCGTTCCGCTCGCTGCCAAGAGCTCGAGTCCGTCGTATGCGGTCGCGGTCGTGTGGTGTCCGTAGATGTTCTGTACGAGCTGACCGCCGAGACCTCCGCCGGCGATTATAAACTGTGTCGCCTGCGCTAGTTGCGGCCCCATAATGCGAATAGTGGTCGCTTCGCGTGTGCTATTTCCGTAATAGCCGACGGCGATCGAGGTCTGCGACGCGTACGCGTTCGTCGAGACGGTCGTCGTGAAGCCCTGCATTTGTTGATAGGTATAGTTCGTGCTTGCGCTCGTTCCGGAGGCGCGAAGTTTCGCGTTCACCGATCCAGTAGTAGAGGTCGTGTAGTTGATGTCGACGAGATAGTTCGTATACGTGCTCGTAAAGACGTTATCTACGGTCACACTCGACGCGGTCGTAAAGGCGGTCTCGGCTTTCACACATACGAGACCGCTCGAGCCCACGTTCTGCCACGCCGAGCCGTCATAGTATTGCGTTTGGTTCGTATCGAGAAGATACGAGAACTCGCCCTCGACGAGTGTCCGCTCGCCCGTTCCACCGTATGCGGCGGTTCGTGTGGTCGAGTTCGTGAAGACGTGAACTCCACAGTTCACGTCGTCAAGTTTGGAGGCGGAGAGGATTTCCCCGTCGGAGAAGTCCCATACTGAGGTTGCGGCAGGCATAGGAGAGAGTCTAGGTCAGGACGGGCTGCGGATCGGCGACTCCGAGCACTCCGTAGAGGGCGTCTCCGAGCGTGAAAGCGTAGACGACGTCCGTCGGGGAAGTGTAGAGGGTGACGAAGTGGCCTCGTCCGGCTTCGATTCGGTGCTCGATTCCCTCGATCGCGAGCTCTTCGGTGATCGACGCCGGGGAGCCGGTCGCGAACGTGCGCGTTATTTCGATCGTCTGTCCGATCTCAAGGAACGCGATCGAGTCCTGATCCGCTTCGTTAGGGATCGACGCGAACGAGACCTCTAACGCGGTGAAGCGTGGCTCGGGCGTCGGGAAGAGGAGATAGTTCGCGAGTGTGAGAGCTTGCGCGTCGGTCGAGACGAGGTTATCGGTGTCGGTGTATTCCTGAACGTAGTAGGTCGAGATAGAGGTCGCGTCTTGTGCGGTTTGATCGGTTCCGCCGGTGCGCTTGATCGTGGCGCGGTTAATGACGTCGTCGCTCGTGTAGTCGATCGAGAGCCGGTTATACGGGAGACCGACGCCGACGTCGGCGAACGTGACGGTCGGAGCCGAGAGAGTGTTTCCGATTCGCTGCTGAAAGACGAGATAGTTATCGGCTGCTCTCATAAAGAGACGACCAAACTCGGCTTTTAGTGCGATCTTCTGTAAGTAGGCGAGGACGTTCGTTCCGTCGGCGATCGCGTACGCGCCGAGTGTGGTATCTGGGCTAGCTGTTATGTCGCGGTTCGTTCCCCAGTCGACCGCCGCGAGATCGAGGATCGTCTCTACGCGATCGGCTGAGGTCTCGACGCTTGGAGTTTGTGCGTCGAGTTCGATCGACGCTAAGAGCGTGAAGTCGTCCGCTCCGGTGATTATTACGACGTTCTGCTCTTCGTATTCGTAGCGGTAGCCGGTAACGCGGCCCTGAAAGATATAGGTAGCGTTCCTCGAGATTCGTATCTGCCTATTTGGTGAGAGTCCGGGAAGCTCGGCGGAGACGTTAAAGAAAGCCGAGTCCTCGTTATAAGGGTCTAGGTCGCGGTTCAAGTTGTCGAAGAGTGCGATCTGCACCGATCCTGCGACAAACTGGTCTTTTATCTTGCGTCGTCCGCGTCGAATCTGTAGCGACGTGACGAGTTCCGAGACGTCTGTAAACGTGGTCGTACCGGTGAGAACATAGGTCGTCGATCCGAGAACGCCTCGAGTCGCGTCGCCGAGCGTGAATCCGTCCTCGATCTCCCCGGTATCGAGTTCGACGAGGTAATCGCCGCCAGTAACGAGCGTCGAGCCCATTAGAGCACCGTTATATCAAGAGGGCCGCTTCGCCGATTCACGTCGCGGAGAGCCTGAACGATGACGTCTCCGAGACGGGCGTCGGCTACTGCGGCGTTAATGTTTACCTCGACGTAGGTATCGCCTCCGCCCATTCCGCCGAGCCGATCGAGTGGGATCACGAGCTCCGGGCCGGCTTCTCCGACGAGTGCCATAGTCGGACGGGTGATTAGGCCACCGTCGGCGAGCTTCGGGATCGCATATCCGGAGGTCTGAAAGAGGAAAGCTACGTCTACGTAAAACTGCTCTTTAAGTTGTCGAAGCTGCTTCGCGGTAAGGTTCTGCGACGTTAGGCGAATCTGATAACTCGAAAGCGTTTCCTCGACGCCTTGTAAGAGGTTAGTCGCAGCATTGACGCCCTCGATCTTAAACTGCTTCGCGGCGATCTCTCCGGCGCGTTTCGCGGCTGCGGTGAGGTCTTCGCCGAGTTTGTTCGCTTCGAGAATGTTCGCGTTCGACTTGAGGAGTTCGTCGGCGATTCGGATTCCGGTCTCTGCTCCGGCGTCGACGACCTGCTGCAAGGCCGGGCCCTCGAGTCCTGCGACAACAAGCTGCTGAATGCGTTCGGCGTAGACGCGACCGAGTTCGGCTTGCGATCGGAGCGCGTCGAGGAAGCCTTTCCCGGATTCTTTGCCGGCGTCGTATGCGTCGGAATAGTTGAGGGTGCGGAGAATCGCGTCCTCGATCGACTTCGCGTATGCGTCGAACTCTTCGGTCGCTTTACGTGCGATCGCGGCGGCTGCGTCGAGGGCTTTCGGGAACTGTCCCTCGAGCTCTTGACGGAGTTTCTTTACGGCTTCGGCGGCTTTATCGACCGCGCCACCGCCACCGCCACCGCCGCCGGCGAACTCTTCGAGACTCGTTTTCGTAGTCGTTAGAGTGCCGTTGAGGGCCGCTACTTTCGCTTCCCATTGTGCGGTTTGTGCTGCGATCGCTCTCTGCTGTGCGTTCTGTGCTTCGAGAATGTCCTCGAGCTGCTTAATCTTGGCGACGGTTACGTCGAGCTCGAACTGCGTTCGTCCGAGGTCTTCGTTCAGGGTCGCGGCGAGCGTCTTCGGTGCAGGCTTTCCAAGTACCGCCGAGACGGTCGCGTTAATCGCGTCGAACGCGATCGTTAGCGGAGCGATCGCCTTAAACACTCCGCGAGTGAACTCGAGGGCCGAGACTCGAGTCGAGAGGAAAAACGCGTCTATATAGGCTCCAGTTACGCCGAGGTTAGACGTGAACGCTTTCAGGGCTCCGGAGAGACCGTCTTTCCCGAATGCGTCGATAGCGGCCTGCGTCGCGTCCGGAAGTCTGCCGATCACGTCCTCGACATACTTATTCTCGAGCACCGCGTATCCGATCGACTCGACGAGCTCGTCGAAGACGATCCGTAGACGGTTTAACTTCCCCTCGAACGTCTCGGCGGCGGTCGCGGACGCTCCGGCGAACTGATCGGAGAGCACTTTCTGCGCGGCTGCGAAGTCTTTCGACTTCACGATCGACTCGTCGAGTGGGATTCCGAGCTTCGTCAGGGCTCCGATATTGCCATTAAAGGCTTTCGCGAGTCCGAGCGCGACCGTATCGACGTCCTTAAACGTGCCGGCGGCTACGTCGAGGGAAAGGTTCAGGAGTTGCTGCGCCTGATCGAGATCACCGGTCGCACGTGCAAGGGTCTGTAGGGCCGGGCGAAGCTGCGAATCCGCGACGCCGGTCGCTCTCTGCGTCGCGTCGACGAACTTCTCGAGCTCGGCGATCTGTAGCGTCGTCGCACCGGTAGATTCTCGAACCTGATTCGCTAGGAGGGCTTGCGCTTTCTGATCTTCGGCGGCGGCTTTCGCAGCCATAGCGAGCCCTGCGGCTGCTGCGGTTCCGAAGCCGAGGAACGCTATCCCGGCTTTCTTGGCGTGGTCTCCGATGTTCTTGGCGAAGCTCGAGAGGCTTTTATCGGCGTCGCCGAGCGACTTCCGGAGAGGGCCGGCGTTACCGACGATCGAGACGGTGATCGGTTTAGCCATTAGGTCAGGTCGTACTTTCTCGAGAGGTCGTCGATAGCGGAGTTATAGACCGATATTACTTGTTCGATACGGTCGTCGAGCGCGTCATAGATAAACGGCTGCGGCTTAATGAGACGTGCAGGCCAACCGAAGTGGATCGGGCCGGCGTACTCGACTTTCGCGTTACCGACGCGCACCTTACCGGACTTCGTGGTCGCGATCGCTCGGATCGTGGACTCGAGAGCACCGGTACGGACGGGTACGAAGTATTTAGATTTCTCGGCGACGACTCGAGCGGCTTCGAGGTTCGCAGGCTTTAGAGCGGTCTTCGTTTCGTCGCCGTACTGCTTTAACGCTTTCCGTACTTCGCGGAGCCCGGTTACTTTATACGTGCCACGATCACCGGAGACGCGGTATCCGTATCGGCCCGAGCCACTACCGGAGCCGAGGAGGGATTCGGTTTCGAGTTCGGGGAAGTTGATCTCCACGCTCTATCGTCCTCTCTTCGTTTCTCGAGCTTGTTTCTTGGCCTGCTTCGAGAGTAGTAGTTCGAGAGCGTTCACGAACTCGATCGGCGTATCGAGGAGGTCTCTAATCGAGTTCCCCGACGCGAGGGAAAGCGTCGCGTATCGCTCGGCTATTCCTCCGACGACGGGGAATCCTCCACTTTTGGGAAGATAAACCGTACGTTTCGGAGTTCTTTTCGATACTGCTCGAATGGCTTTACGACGTTTCCGTTATCTTTTTCGGCGGCCCACGCGCAGTAGTAGAAGTTGTTCACTTTCTGCTTATCTTGGGCGAATATCTCGAAGAATCCAAGCCCGGTGAAAGCCTCGATAGCGGCGATCGCTTCCGGGAAGATTTCGTAGGTGTTGCTCGTTCCGTCTCGCTTGTCGACGGTCACGCGGACGAGCTCGATCACGCCGTAACGCTCGTGTATGTTCCGCCCTGCGTCTCGAAGACGATCTGCATTAGTTCGCCTGCGGAGCCCGAGTAGACGTCGAAGCCGGGGCAGAACGTCCCGGTGAGAGTGTGCGTCGGGTTCGTTGCCGAAGCCGAGCCGGAGGTCGGCTTAATGGTGATCGTGGTCGTCGTGCCGACGAGGGACGAAAGGGTCGCCCACGGCTCCGAGCTCGCGTATGACGCAAGGAACGTGATCGAACACGAGTTGTTCTCGAGTCCTGCGGTGAAGTTGTGCGCGGAGCTCGCGATCGTGTCGGTCGGCAGCGCGTCGTACTCGAAGCGCATAGTCGCCGAGACGGTCTGATCGGAGAGATCGACGGAGTTCACGGTGAGAACTGACGTCTTCGGGACGAATGTTACGGTTGCCATTTTCTAGGACTCCTCTTCGGGTTGGTCTTGTTCTTTTTTAGCACCTTTCCGGGTGCTCGTGGTGGACGGTTGGATATGTCCGGCGGCGAGTAGCGAGACGACGTTCACGCCGGCGGCGAGAAGATCGAGGTCGGTTACGGTCGAGCCTTGCTCGAATCCGACGAGACGTCCGGAGACGACGAGATACTTCGCGAGGGCCATTAGCCGTAGAGCTCGATCGAGTAGCGATAGGCAAGATGTTCCACGCCACTTAGAGTAGCCGAGATCGGGGTCGCGGTGCGGAGTATCGAGTTCGAGACCGAGCCCGAGAAAGTGGGGTCGGCTTGGAGTGCGGCGCGGATCGAGCCGGCTCCGGAGCCTGCGAGGTATCCGTCGAGTCGGTCTTGCGCGGCGCGTTCGTTCATTCGTCCGACGACGACGTAGACGTCGAGGGTCGCTACGTCGAGGTTTCCTACGGGGAGCACTTCGTCCCACGTCATCGAGAGCTGTCCTACGGCTGCCATAGGTGCGACGCCTCCGTCGGGGATCGTGTCGTAGACGCGTAGGCCGGTGATCGTGGAGAGTGCGGTCTTTATTCCGTCTCGTACGGTGGAGGGGATCACGCGAGAACCTGTCGGCGGTAGGCGCGTACCGTCGCTCCAATATCGCGACCGAGAGGCGACATTCGGATAGAACCGAGCTCGGAGAGGCCGACGACTCCGCCGATCGACTGCGCTCGTTTCACGTAATCGGACGAGAGGATTAGACAAGCCTCGACTATGTCGTCCGGAGGTGTCCCGTTATACCACCCCCACTTTGCGGTTACTTGTACGCCCGGGCGGAGGTTCACCGGGGACGGGAAGAGCTGCGTTCCGATCATCGTTACGATGTAGTAGGGCCTCTGCTTCTGTGGTGACGTAAGAGGGTCGAGAATGTAATCCGTCCCGAGGGTAAGGGTCGTCTCGAAAGTACCGTCTCCGCCGGTGTCGAGGGCCACGACGAGCCCGGTCGTCGAAGATATGTCGTCGACGATGAGACGATAGAAGTCAGTCGCTCGATATTGTCTCGCGGTCGCGTTCGCGTCTGCGTAAAACCTGCGGTTAGCGATCTTGTCGATCGACCGGGAAGCTGCTTCGATCCCTTGCTCGACGGTCGCGGTTTCGTCGACGGTAAGGCTCGGGAGGTTCTGATACTGGCGGAACTGCTCGACGGTCGCGTACCCGTTCGTTACTGCCACGGCTTACCGTCCTTTCGAGGGTTTCTTCGCTGCTTTCTTTACCGGTTTTGGAGAAGTGTCGGCCCGGCTAGGAACGGGAGAACCGCCGTCCGTCGAGAGAGGGTTCGCGCCTAGCCGGGCTAACTCTTGGCGAACGAGTTCGGCGCGATCGGTTAAGCCTCTCGCGATATAGCCGAGGAGCTCGATCTCGAGTCCTTTTCGGAGTGTTTCGTTCGTCGTCATCGTGTAAGCCCGATCCCCGGCTCCGGTGGCAGCACCGAAGCCGGGGAGGTTCTAAGTAGTGGGGGCTTAGAAGCTCGGGGTTACGAGGCCGGTTCCGCCGATGTATGCACCGGAGAGCGGGTAGCGGCCTGCGGTGAACGCGGAGAAGCCGAAGAGCACGATACGGATCGCGACCTTTCCGTCCGGCTGCTCGAAGCGTACGTAGGTCGGCATTCCGGGTGCTTCCCAGAGGTGCATTTCGTCCGCCGAGACGACATAGATCAGGTCTTCGTTAGCACCTGCTCCGTTCGTCGTGGTGACGTTCGCGTCGGTGATGATCGGGAGACCGAGCATCGAGTATTGACCGGAGACGCCGTAACCGAGACCGGAGAACGTACCGGCGGCATTCATTGGGCCGTTGGCGTTCGGGACGACCAACGGGCGACCAGTCGAGTCGACGGCTGCCAAGAGGAAGCCGAGTCGTCGAGGGTGCATGATGATATGCGACGGGCCGGCGAAGACGTTCGACTGCACTCGCTGAATCGCGTCGACGATCTTCGGGTAGAGCTCGGCGACGGTCGGGCTTGCGTCCGTGTACGTCACGACCTGCGTATAGGCGGTCGTAATACCGGTCGGCTCGCCTGACGATCCGGAACCGTTCAGGATTCCGTTATCGAGCTTCGTGTTATAGGCGCGAACGAGGTCGGCGAGGACGACTTCCTCGATGTTCGCACCGCGCAGGATCGCCTGCTTCGAGACGTCCTGCATACCGGCGATCGTGTTCACGTTCACGGTGAGGAGCGTGTCGTCGATGTTCTGCTCGGTGGCGGTGTCGTTCTCCGAAGCCTGATAGCCGACGGCTGTTCCGGTCGTGACGCGTGAGATGTTCACGGTCATTCCCTGTGCCGGGAGGACGTGCTTTCGGCAGATGTCGGCGACCGGGCGACCTGCTCGGGCGAGCGGTGCGTAGAGGTCGATCAAGTACTGCGGCACGACGAGACCGGCGAAGTTAGCGGTTCCGACGTCGCGCTTCTCGAGGCGCACCTCTTGGTTATAGCGAGCGATTCGTGCGCCGGCTTCGTAGTCCGAGCCGAACTGTGCGGCGATCGCGTCACCGAGGAACGAATGCTCTCCGCGAGCGTGGTACGTGGGCTCTTCTGCGGTGACTTTCCAACCGCCGACGCTGCGCTCTTCGACGCTGACGTCGACGCGCTTCGCGAGCTCTGCTGCTTTCTGATTCCGAACCTCGAGCTCTGCGATCTGCTCGATACGTGCGTCGAGCTTTTCGATCTCGAGGGCGAGGGCCTGCACGTTCGCGACTTCGATCTCGTTCAGGTCGCGATCTTCATCGCTTGCGCGGTTGAGGGTTGCGTCGACGAGTTCGCTCTTCGCGGAACGCTTCTCGGTTAATGACTTCAGGAATGGGTTCGACATTGTGGAGTGTCCTTGTGTGAGGGTTGCCGGGTGGGTGCTGTCCGGGTGTCGTCTCCGCCGGAACGGGTGTCGCCGTAGGCGAGGTGCGTTCGCGTGATCGGTCGAGGTGCGGCCTTATCTGTGATCGTAGCCTAAGCGTCTTCGCGAGTGGTGGATTCGATGATCTGCTCCGCCCACGTCTTCCCCGGGTCGCCTCCCCATAGAGCCCACGCGATCCGCCCGGCTGACGGGTAGCCCGGCTCTCCGGGAGAGAAGCCCTGTCCCTGCTTGTCGACTTCGTGACGGGCGAAGTAGGAGGCCATTCTCTGCACCGTGTCGAGTGGGAGGTTCTGCCGGTTCACGATCGACCGCGCTCGAGCTACGCCGATCTCGGTTCCGCCACGGTTAAACGCTCGACGCCATTCGAGGCCGCGTCGAGCTTCGGCGACCATACCGCTAGTCGGCGTGTAGGTCTCGGCTCGCATTTCGTCGGAGTCTTCCTCTTCGAGCTGCTCCGGGGAGACCGCTTCGATTCCGAGCTCCGCGTATGCGGCTCGAGCGTCGGGATCGTTCTCGATCGCTTTCTCCACTTCGCCGGCTCGAAGTAGTTCGGCTGCGGTTCGCGCCTTGTGCGCGATCGTGTCCTCCGTTTCGGGTCGCATATAGAGCGCGTCGTACAAGACTCGAGCGGCGCGTAGTGCGCGAATCGTTTCGGCTCGACGCGACACCGGGCGACCGGTGACGATCGCGATTCGATAGTCGGGATAGTGCTCGTTCACGTATGCGATCGTTCGGTCGATCGGTTCGACTCCGTTTCGGAGAAGTGTTCCGTCTATGTCGACGATCAGGGTCTCGTCGGCTCCGGCTGCGCGATTCTGTTCTTCGGCGATGTTGAGAGCGGCGAGCTGTGCGAGAGCTTCGCGTCGTGTGCGGTGGCAGCCCTCGACTTCACCGTTCGAGTCTTTTACTACCGCGTATCCGGAGGCGCATTCGGCGTTAGCGGTTTCGATATGCCACGGCATTAGTCGACGTCCGGAGTTAAGACTCGAATATCCTCCGTCCCGGATTCGATGATCGCGTAGAGCGTCTGCTTCTGTGGGATCGTGATCGCGATCGGGGTCGTGTGTTTCTGTGTTGCGGTTCCGGTTGAGGTACTGACGGTCGCGCCGCCGATATAGACGGTTCCGTTACCGGTTACGTGAAGATATACCTCGCGGTGCGTATCGTCCGCCGGGACGATGAGAGTCGGCGTCGTGGTGACGGTGATCGAGGTCGAGCGCATTAGCGGCGAATCTTCGAGAGGACGTTCTCGAGCTGTGCGAGGTTGGGCTTTTCGACGATCTCGCGTACCGCCGAGACGGTCGCGGCTTCGCCATATGCGCCGAACGTGACGAGGGATACTTCGGCAAGGTGCGCCTTTACGCGTTCGACTACGCCGTTCTCGCGACGTCGATCCTTGAGAGGGACGAAGCCGACGGAGAGATTCGTTAGCACTCCGTCGCGGACGAGCTCGAGAATCTGATCGCCTCGATCGGTCTTGGAGACGCGGAACTCGCCGTATAGTCCGGCGTCGTCTTCGCGGAGAACGTGGGCTCGTCCGAGTGGGAGGGCCTGCGAGTCGTGGCCCTGTAGGAGCTTGACGCGGTGCGCGGCTCGGGTGACTGCGTCGAATGCGCCTCGAACGAAGACCTCCGTTAGTCCCGGGTGGATTCGCTGCTCCCGGTTATAGGGGACACAGATTCCGCAGACGGTACGACCGTCTCCCTCTGCGCGTACTTCGAGGTCGAGTTCGTAGGCTCGAGTTTCGATCGACATTAGATACCTCCGTCGAGTGGTGGGAGATCGTCCGGGGAGGACGTCGTCTCGGGTTCGCCCATAGGCGGACGATTCTCGAAGTCGGTTCGGACTTCGTCGACGGTGAGGAATCCGCTCTCTAGTGCGATCTTGTGGGCTTGATAACGGGTGAGAGTGTCGGAGCGGAGAAGCGCGTCGACGTTAAACTTCGCGTACTGTCCGCGTGGCAGATAGTCGGTGAATCGGGCCTCGATCCTTGAGAGCCACGGAGTCAAACTCCACCGCAGGAGCGACTGATTCTCTTGCTCGATATTGGCGTACGTGCGCGACGAGTTCGGAGCTCCGAGATACGAGCCGGGTAGACCGAGCATATTTGCGATCTCGGTTAATGAGAACGTGCGCGACTCGACGAGCTGCGAATCTTTCGCATTATCGGAAAGCTGCTCGAACTTGATCGACTCGGAAAGCACCGCCGGCTCTCGTGACGTTCCGCCGTAATGCCGAGTCCACATAGCCTTTAAGAGATCGGCTTCGTCCTGATCGAGATCAGGGTCGGAAGAGTAAAGAACTCCGGTCGGCTGTGCTCCACCGTCGAAGTATTTCGCGGCGTATTCCTGAAGCGCGATCGCGATTCCGAGACCTTGTTTCTGTGCGGCGAGGATTCCGATTCCTGCGACGTGTCCGGGCAGGCTGAAGCCTTTCACGTGGAAGACTTCGGACTGATCGTATTCGGTTTCGTCGAGCTTGTAGACGAGACGACCGTCGCGTCGGTGGATCGAGACGCGGTTCGGTGCGATCGGATAGAGAGATTCCGGGTAGCCGTTCGCGCCGGGTTCGCCAAGTACCGCGACGTAGTTTCCATACACGAGAAGAGACGCGACCATAGCGGAGATAGTTTCGACGCGAGTCTCTCCGGGGAATGGTCGCTCGAGTAGCGGAGGTGTCGGGTCGAGTCTCTGATCGCCTCGGTATGCGTGAAGAGGGAGAGCTCCGATCGCGTCGGCGATAAGTGTTATACCTCGCCACACTCCCGGGATAGAAAGGGTCGTACGTTCGTCGACGAAGACTCCGCTATAAACCGTGTCGTAGAACCGGGAGACGCGTCCGAGAGAATCGACGTACGCGTTCGGCTGCGGTACGGGAAAGAGATCGCGCTTTAGGAGTTTTCCGAGGGCCATTAGTTACCGGTTTCTTTTTCGTGGAGTGCACCGAATACGACGAGCCCGATTCCGCCGAAGATCACTCCGGCGACCGGGTGAAGTACGAAGAGTCCTCCGGCGATAACACTAGTGCCGGCGTATTGGGCGAGTACGGATAGTCGCATTTAGAAGATTCTCGCTTTCGCTTTCGCTTTCTTTTTCGAGTAGGTCGCGAAGTGCCACGCCACCGTTAGAGCATAGAGCGGCGTTATGTCGAGGTCGGGTACGACTCGAGCCCATAGCCACGCCTGCCCGACGATCCGCTTCCGGGCTCCGAGCACCGCCGAGACGATCCGATCGTCGGTCTTTATCGAGAGCTGCTTATCGAGGAGCGCGTCGTAGAGGAGACCGCAGGCGGCGACCATATCGCGAGTTCCGTACTTGTTCACTTTTACGCCGAGCTTTTCGAGTGGGTCAATAAGGGAGCCGGCAGGCCCGAAGCCGTCGATAACGATCTCGGCTCTCCACCGTCGCGAAAGATCGAGGACGCGCTGCGTCACCCACGAGACGCCGGCTCGATTCTCGACGAGTTCGATATTTCCGTCGGCGTCGCAGACGACGATCGACGCGGTCGAGCGGTCGAGGGCCACGTCTACACCGAAGACGAGCGTTCCTGCCGGTGCGGTCTTGGCGTCGCAGTTCGCGAGAAGAATCTTCTCCGGGATCATCGTCTCCGAGGAGACCTGCCATACGTTCAGGTAGGAGCGTCGGAACTCGCCGAGCGGCATAGATTCCTGCGCGTGGCGTACCGTCTTTTCGTCGATCGTATGTCCGAGCGCGGGCATACACCGGGCCCATACCTCCGGGTCGTACGGGTCGTCTTCGGATTCTGCGCTCCACTCGAAGAACGCGATCCCGTCGGTTCGATCGGCGTCGACGAACGCTCGGCCCTGCTCGACCTTACGACGAAAGTAGATCGAACGCTCCGTACCGGCGGTCGACACTACGTAGAGCTGCGCCTGCTTCCGGGTAGCCATAGTCGGTAGGAGAGCCTGCTCTCGAATGTCGAGCTCGTCGGAGAAAGCCTCGTCGATAACCGCCATATCGAGAGTTCGTCCGTGGGCTCCGGTCGGTGTAGTCGCCACGGTTTCGAGTCGGCTCCCGTTCTTAAAGACGACTCCCTCCATTCCTGCGCCACGATAAACGCGTCGTACCGCGTGACGGATCGGGCTCGCCTCCAACATAGGAACCTGATCGTCGATTAGTTTCCGCCGCGCGTCCCACCCAGTCTGCGCGGTGTAGGCGATCCTCTGCGGAGTCGCGAACCGCAGGGCCCTCTGAAGCTCGAGCGCAAGGAGAAGAGTCGTCTTCCCGCTCTGACGCGGAACCGTGAAGATTACCTCTCTAAACGCCGGGCGAAGTAGACCGCTTTCGTCCTCCACCATTTCGAGGGCCACGTCCGCTACCTGTCTCTGCCACGGGAGGAGCGGAGTCCCGAGAGTCTTCGCGATCGCCGCGACCTCGCTTCCGAGCGTTACCCGGTCGGGCGTTCTCTTCGTCGCGTACCGCGCTATCGAGAGATCGGAGGAGGTCGCTAAAGTCGTCACCGGCTGATTCTCCCACGGTGCGAAGCACGTTCTCCGCGTCCCGATACTGACGCCATAGGAGCGGATTCTCCGGGTTCGTATCCACGAGCTGCGCGAGAGATCGAGCGATCTGCACTCGGGCCGCGTCGATCCGCTCGAGCCGGCCCAAACTCTCGAGCGCGGCGATCATCGTCTCGAGCGCGACCGCGTTTCGACCTAGCAAAGAATCCACGGATTCGCCACGATTCGCCACGATCTGCGCGGGTTTCTTGAGATTCGGTCGAGTTTGTTTCGGTTTCGTCATAATCTGCCGGGCTCCGTTCGGACGACTGAATATATATCCAC